ATTATTTCCCTCGAATCGAACATCTAGATCAACTCCTTCTTCATTAAAGGTTATTTCATCTGTACCACCTTCGGTAAAGTCGATCATATTCGTACCACCGACTGTAATATTAATGTCGTCTTCAGTAAATAATATACGGGTATCAGGGTCTCCAGCACGGGCAATTTTATCCACTATTTCTAGTCTTCCAAATGAACCCGTTGAAGTTGTCGAACTGCTTATATTACCTGATGCTGTTATATTTGAAAGTGTTTGTAATGAACTTGAATATGTTCCATCTGGTATTGAAGTTATAAATGAACTTGTCTGTGAATTTACAACAAATGATGCTGTATTAGCAGATAACATATATGTTCCTAAATCTTGATCCCCTGTATTTGTTCCACTTAAATTAGAACCAACAATTGTTCCACTTGCACTTATATTACCTGATGCTGTTATGTTACCCGTAAATGTATGGGTATCATCGGAAGTATCTCCAAATATTGTAGAGCCTGAAAGTGCTTGATATGTTATATCTGTAACTGAGGATGACACAACATAATTTTGTGCTATTATATTTCCAGTTACTTTTACATTTCCTACAACATGTAATTTTTCTTCAGGTGTTGATGTACCTATACCTATTTTATCAGAACTTCCTACAACATAAAGAGCATTATTATCACCATTAGTCTTAACTTGAAAATCAACATCACCACCATCTCCAACCATTACTTTATCTTGTGAATCATCTTCTGTAATAGTAAGAATAGTTTCATTTCCGGCCACAAAGGCTATTTGGTCATTTGTAAAAGTAATTCTAGTATCTGTATCTCCGTAGTGATATATACTTTGTGGTACTGTTAAATCACTATGTAAGGTAAGTGGGCCAGCTACAGACATACCACCACTACCAGAGAATTCAGCCCTTTGAGTATCTCCATCCATTGTAAGTATTGTCTGGGCTGCTGCTCCTGGGTCAGCTGGTAAATTAAATAATAATCTACCTGTTACACCACTAACAGTATTGGTACCAACAGTCATCTTAATACTACCAGCATCTCCACCAGTTCTTAGGTCGTAATCAGCAGGTACTAGTTCTTCTCCTGTTCCTGCTTCAGAACCTGAGTCTGCTACCCATCTAATAGTTCCTAATACGTCACCAGCTTGTACAGCCGTTTTATTTAATTTACTACCCCTACTGAATTTTAATATTATTTCACTACCAGTAGTTGCAGCTGCCGTATCATTTGCAAATGACTCAAAGTTTCCTTCTCTATTCATTTTTATACCTTGATCGGCATTTCTTCTTCTAAATCTAATATCGTCTCCAAGTACCTCAAAATCTGCCTTAGGGTCTGTTGTACCTAAACCTATTCTACCTGAACCTGAAAAATACATACTTGCTGACTGATTTAATGAGCTAGATATGTAGAAACTATTATCATCGTTAGGGTCTGTTTTTACCTCTCCAATTATAGCTGAACCCGTATAGTATCCTTGATTTGAACTTGTTGTAGCTGTACTACTTATAAGTTGTAAAGAACCAGATATAAATTGCATTGTTGGAGACTGTGGCTGTAAAAAGATTACTTCAGCATGCATGTGACCTACTTGTAAATCCTTATCATGAGGGTCGGAAGAATTAGGATCTGCGAAGGTAATTATACCAGTTGAATTGTTATAGGTTAAAATCTTTCCACCAGACTTATTGAATGTTTTTACCCTTACTGGGTGCTGAGCTTCTTCTTGTTCCTGAATATCTAGGTGGTATTGTGGAAATACTCCTATACCTAGACCTCTACCATCATCTGAAGCCGTTATTGTAGTTGGTGCGTCAATATCCATTCTAGTTGGAAAAACAACCAGTGCATTGTTTTCACCACCACCTACGCCAGTACCATTACCAACAATAAAACAACTGTCATCTCCTTGAAGACGCCTATTATATCTACCAACAACAACTTGACCTGCCTCAGAACCAGATGCTGTAAGGTTTCTACCAAGACATATCAAGGCTGCTGTACCTTCAGAAGCATTTGAATTTCCTGCTAGTAATCCATAATCAGCATCACCAGCATAATTACTAGCACCTACTAAAAGTGTACTATCTGAAGACTGGTTTATATTACCAGTACCAAGAGTAGTACTCGCATGTCCAGTAGATGTATTGTTTAGACCTTGTATTAGTGCCCTCATGTTAGCTTGGCCGGAATTTGTATTACCAGCACCAACAAATAGAGACTCTGCACCACCGCCTATGTTACTAGTACCCTGGGCTGAACCATTCCACTCACCAATCGCTACAGAACCCTGGAACCTATGTACATCAGTACCAAATGTTCCATTCGATTCGTCTGGGTCTCCAGCTACAACATGTGCTGCATACAACTGGCCAGAAGCAGAAATAGAACCAGTTACATCAACATGCATAGATGTGGTTACATGGGTATTTCCTACTCTTTTCCAGTCATAATCTTCTCCGCCGCCAGTTGAAGTTGCAGATAATTTAGTCGATCCAGTAGTTATCAATCTTCCATCATCGTCTAATCCTAAAATTCTTGTTATAGAACCAGAAGGTATACCTAAGAATTGTACCCTCGGTGAAATACCACTCTGCGATACTTGGAAAATATATGAATTTGGAGCAATTGCTGAATTTACATCTGGGCCGTCACTAATAACAACAGTTCTACCTTCTGAAGCTAAACCAAATTTTCTAGATTGGCTAATATATGTTGGTTGTATATGCCAATCAATATCTCCTACAAGAACGCTATCTAATGTTACCTTTTTTGTTCTTCCAAGTATTCCACTTGAACCAAGAAGATAATTAACACCAGCACTTGTGGTTACCTCTGCATCTGGTAAAAATAAAGTACCACTACGTATTATAGTACTACCAGAAATATCTAATTCGTATTCATAACTACCTGGTTGTACATTTTTATGTCCTACAAAAACTCCACCATATCCAACATTCTGAAAGTTAGAAGATTTACCAGTTGCTAGTTGAAGTGGAGAGGTCGCGCCAACACCGAATGCCATTACCCTTGCATGTCTTTCGTGAATTACAAAACTACCCTTGGTTACACCAAGCATCGTTGCTCCACCTGGGTCTTTATTTTCTTTATCTGTATATCCTATTAAAGAAGCTGTTGCATAATTATTTTGATTTATTATTATGTGGGCACTTCTACTAGCCGGACCTGAACCACCTATATCTGAAGCTAATTCAAGAATTGACGATGAAAAAGATTCAGCTTTTATTACAGTGTTTCCACCTAATTGAGGTCTCTTTATGTGTAAAGCATTATCAATAGTTGTTGCAGAAAAATCACCAATACCTACATTTGCCTCGTGGTATATAGGATGAAATGTTTGAGGTTGTTCGTGTGGTAATATTGCAGAAGAACTTCTTTCTTTAATCCAATCGTTATCTCCAATAGGTGTATCACCAAAGAATGTTTCTATACTAGCACTTCTAAAAAATACACTAGTTGCTGTAAATACGAAGTCATTGTCAAATTCAACATTTTTTATGTCTGCAACATATTGAGCTTTTCTATGGTCATCGTTATAAAATTCAAATCTAAAATCTAATGCGTCTTTTGTTCCAACATTACCCTTTGTTGTAGGTATTATTGCATCAAAATAGTGAGGAGTATATCCAAAATGATCGAATGGTTTTACAGATACATCTGATATATACCATAAACCATGATTTATTTTGAATTTAAGAAAACCAAATTCTGTTGCGTCAGCCTTAAATGTAAATTTTTCGCCTTTACTAATATTAAAATCAAATGGGTCTGGATAATCTATTCTCTCTACGTTACTAACATCTTCAACTGTTCCAATCTTTTTACCTACAACATCTTGATAGTCAGATTTTACAGCTGGACCATCCATATAAACATCCATGTTAGGACTACCGTTTTCTAAGTTTGATGTTCTTATGGCAAAAGCCTTAAAAGATACCTGATAATATTGGTCCTTTCTTAGTACCATCGGCACTGAAGATTCTACAATCCAATAATCTGTTCCATTTAGTGCTTGAGATGAGTTTGGAGTTGAGTCACCTATTTGTAGAGATTCAACAACGGGGTTTTGTAGGTTATCGGTATTCATTTTGAATCCAATAAGCTGTGGAGCCGCAACAGTAGCACCAGGGCTGGCTGAAGATGTCCAATATTCATATAATGAAGAACTAACACCAAACTGAGAAAAGTCTCCAGCTGGAAATCTAGACCTAAGTGAAGCAGATTGAATCAACAATTCTGGAGCAAAAACTGGATTATCTCCAACCAAATGATAATCATTTACTGTTTGGTCATTTCTTATGTATGTTTTTATTCTTGTAATATCACCAGTTAACGGTGTTAAATTATTAAATTGAACGTATGCATATGAAGTATAAAACTTTTTGTTTCCATCTATTCTATCCTTACCAGCTAATGAATCTTCTTTTGATACTGGATCTTGACCCCAATCTAATCTAAATGGGCTGTAATCAAATTTACGGTGGAATACTTCTTTTTGATTTGCTCTACCAAAACCTTGGAATGTGGTGTGAGGGCTATTTACTCTAACTTGTAGTGGAGATATTCTCTCTATAATATATGTTGCGTATGCCCCTTGATTTGTATATATAAATTGTCCTGATCCTGTGTCTAAGGCACCGTTTCCATCACCATCTTCTAATTCATTATAATTTGGACTGTTATATGGTCCAGTGTTGGATGAAGGAAATGGACTTACTGGTTTTGGGAAAAATATAGTACCACCAACCATATCATCGGTAAAACCGCCAAAGTCAGGATTTGGTTCACAATATAAAAAGTATTTGTCTCCTTGTACTTCATATTTTATATTTGTAGACGTGTTAGTTAGGCCGTTATCAGATATTGAAGCTGTAGATACTAGTGAGTATGTTGAGCCGGTGTTTACCGATGTATTGATTTGGGTACCGCCTCCTAATTGAGCTTGAAGGCTTGTTGTAAATGGTCCATGAGTATGTCCAACTCCGCCAGATAAATTTACCGTGTGGACAGCAGCCGTCGACGAAGTTGTTTGAAATACATAATTATTTCCATCAGAACCAGAAGGTATCTTAGAATGAAAACAAAGTTCTTCATTTTCATACGACGCAGACATATGTCCTATTGAAGAACTATATGCAAAGAGTGATGAGCTAAAGTTAAAATGAGAAACTATAGTATTAGCCATTACTGTGTTAGATGTTCCAGACGGTATAAATATAGTTGGACCAGTGTCAGGGCCACTAGTTATATTATTGGCTCCATCAGCATATTGAGAACCTGTTATAGCAAATCTAACAGTATTAGTTTCAGAGTGTCCTACGAAAAAACTACCAGAACTAAAGTTCCAACCACTTGAACTCAACTCATTTGATTGGGTTCTAAACATAGATAAAGATTCATGTGATATACATACAGAAGCAGTATTTAATAATACAGAAAAAGAACTAGTGTATACTAAGTATTCATTACCAGCTATACCTGGGGCAGAAGCAGTTATTCCTAATATAGATGTTGAAGAACCAGTTTGTGCTATTACACCTATTCCAGCAGCATTTATTTGGTCTCTAACAGCAACAACGTCTTCTGCTATTGATGAGCCTGTACCAAAAAAGAAAACTGGTGAAGAATCTGTAGGGGTTGCAGTTGGACTAGATGCTATGAATCTATATATGAATCCATCTTTTACATCTATCTGTACTTCTTGACTATTTGTAAATGGTGCTACTAATTCAAATGAGTTTGTCGCTTGATTTTGTGGAGTTGTAGCTAAATCTTGATTATAGTTTAATTTCCAATAGGGTCTTTTTATTTCTTCTATTGTTATATCTGGATTAGGAAAAAATACAATATCAGAAGTATTTCTTTTTCTAGGATAACAATTTAATCTTTTTTGCCAACGTATATTGAATTGATTAACAAATCTACGAGGCATTCTTTCAGAGAGATTTCTTTGGGCAGCTGAATCGTAGGCTACTTTACCCTTTACTACACCACAAACAGTAATTACTGCATCTCCTTCTGGTACACCTTCTGCTACCTCTATTGAAAATACCCGTTGTTGGCCAAATCCAATATGGTCAAATGTTCTAACAGGTATTAAATTACCGTTAGCATCTAATACTTCTATTGCAATTTCTGAACCTGGAACTAAATTTTTTGTACCGGTTAAAGCTAATAAATTTCTTCCAGCAGCTAATTCTTCAGGTACCTCAGTGAATCCAAAATAATCGTATGAATTACCACCCTCTTCTGCTATAAATACCGGGATGGTATCTAAATTCCTGTAATCTAACGGTGTGTAAGCATTAGGCTCTTTGAACCTTAATATTTTTGCCATGTAAAACTCCTAACTAATCAATATATAAATATCAATTAAGAGTTGAATTTAGTACAATACCTTGCTATAACCTTTGTTTTGTGTTATTTCTAATATGTTATCAGTTGCGTCTTTCATTAAATCTATATGAGATATTACAATCATGAAATCAAAATTTAATTTTAGATAGTCAAATAGAGAAAAAATAGAATTTAGATTTGCAGAATCTAGATTTCCAAACCCTTCATCTATTGCAAGAAAGTTTGGCCTAGGTAGATTAGATACATTTATCAAAGCAACTCGTATAGCTAAAGAACTTACAAACTTTTCCATTCCAGAAGTCATTTCCAAGGCCCATTTTTCATCATCACTATATACTATAAATGTATTTATATTTCTTCCATCTGTTTCAAATTGTATTGAAAAATCTGTTATTTGGGAAAGTATAATATTAACCTCTTCTTCTACATACGGAAGAATTTCAGATATTAGTTCATAAGGTACACCATCTCTCTGTATTGCACTTAGGTAATATTCATATGCCTTTAACCTTTCTTCTAGGTCATGCGCACGTTCAATAGAATCTAATATATTTTCTATTGTTTTTTGACAAACACTAATATCACTAAATGAAGTTTGTAGTTTAGTATTTACTGTGGATAGGTTATCTTTTACAGATTCTAATTCAGTTTCCTTTTTAGATATGTTTTCTGTTATTCTACTATTTGAAAGTATTGATCGCTTGTTATCATAATATTTTTCAATAGACTTATTTATAGATTTTTGTAATGACTCTTTAGTTGAAATATTAGATTTTCTAGTTATAGTTTTTACCTTTATTTCAGATTGATATTGTTTTATTAAAGATAGTTTTGCATCTAATTTATCTAGTTCCACAGACTTCATTACAGAATCAGATAAATCCTTTGATTCTAATTCTAGACTATTTTTAGATTTCAATAATTTTTCTGTATCTAATTTTAGTTTTGGTAATTCTTGTCTTGCTTTTTCAGCACTTTTAACAAATGAATTATCCGAACAGTATTCACAATCTGGGTCATACTCATGGTCATGGAGCTGTTTAACTATATCTAATTTACCATTAACCTTTACCTTCATCATTTCTATTTCATGGTTTATTTTTTGTAATAGCTTATCTACTTCAGAACTCCTTTGTGAATCTTTATTTATTTGTTCTCTATCATAACCATTTATTAACTTTGTTGCCTCTAGAAATTCTTTCTTGTTTTCCTGAGTATATTTTTCATATTTTTCTAATTTTTGTTTTTCTATCTTTATATTGGATATTAGCTGTTTTGCATCAGATTCTAGTGTTTCTACACTCTCAGGTACTTCAGGATCTAGCTGTATTATTTTAGACGTATATTCTATAATCTTTTTATTTACAGATTTTTCACTTTTTAATAATTCTGCCTTTTCTTTTTCAATCACCTTATATTTTTCTTTTAGTTCTGCTAGTAAAATATTTTCATCGTGTAATTTTTGAGAAAAGTCTGTATTCTTAAAATCCTTTAATAAGACCTGGACATCCTTTATTTCTTCATTTGCAAAATGATATAGTTCTTCAAAAACACTTATATCTAAAAACTGTGCTAAAAGGTCTTTTTTCTCTGTCTGGGTTTTATCAATAAACCCAGTATTATTATTTTGAACAGAAAGAGCAGTTAACGCAAAATCGTCATAGTTTCCTAAATAACCTCTAATATTCTTATTAGTATATACTCGTTGGTCTCCATTTAATGATATTGGATTACCATCTTCTCCAATCATCCAAAAGTCTACATCTACCCTTGCTCCTCCATCCTTTTTTCTTTTTCCTCTTCTCTCTATAAAATAGTCTACACCGTCTATTTCAAAATTTAGTTTACACTTAAATGTATTCTTTTTATTGTTTATTACGGCTGCAGCCATTTTTGTTCTAGAACATTTATCAAATATACAATATGCTAAAGCGTCTAGTATTGCAGATTTACCTGCGTGGTTTGGAGCAAATATACCAATAGCACCCTTCATTTTATCAAACTCAATAACGTTATTTTCACCATAACTAAACATATTAGAAAACTCGAATTTTTTAGGTTTCCAATTTATATTTCTACCTATCTCTACATCTGGTAAAAGTTTATTTAAGTCTCTATTTATGTTGCGTATTCTAGTTAATATTGAGTCATCAATCATAGAAAAATTTCTTTCTAGGTGTTCTTCTATTAACTTACTCTGATATTCTGAATCTCTAATATCTTTTGTTATTGCTATACTTCCTCTAGAATTATTTGAAACACTAGATAATTTGTCTCCCTTTATTACTACAAAATCATGTACCTTGCATTTTTTTCTAATTTCAACAAGTAATTCTTTTATTTGTGCTTGTGTAGTATTCTCAGTTATAAATCTCAACCTAGGGTATTTTGGAATGTCATCAATATTTGGTAATATTCCATCCTTTATTCTTAATGTATAATATCCATAGTCGTTATGTATATTAAAAAATTCAGATTTTCTAGTCTTAACATCCCATATTAAATAGCCATGGTTTTCAAATGTTTCACCAAAATTTTGTTGTATTAGGGAACCAGCATATGCAACCGTTTCAGATTTATTTAGATATTGATACTTGTGAATATCTCCTAACATTACCATGTGGCAACCATCAAATGTTTTTAACGGTAAATTTTCGTCTCTAACAGTATACCCAGCATCCGTCTTAGAATTATTAACTGCTCCATGAAAAACACCGATTCTATTTTTTGACTTTGAATCTTTTGCATTGGGCCATGTATCAGAATCATTCAAAACAGAATAAACAATAAAATCTACATCTGCAATACTATATATGCCACTATCTCTAAGGTAGAATAGGTTTTCATTTGCAAGATTTTCTATTATTGGAGTTAAAGAATCTAACCTAGAAGAATTATTTAGGTTTGCATCATGATTTCCAGCTATAACAACGGTTGGTCTTATATTGGCCAATTTATTTAGAAACTCACTAACAATTTGTACTAACTCAGGACTTATATCTGTCTTAGTATGAACAATATCTCCAGCTAAATATATTAAACTATTTTTAGGTAATTGTTTTGCTTCTTTATACAATTTTCTAAAAACTTGCCTATATTCCTTATGCCTTTTATAGTTTCTAATGTGTACATCAGCTATGTGTAGAATCTTTTCTACATTATCAAATCCAATATTAGTATGCATGTATTTTATACTCCAATAATTTTTGTGGTGTCAATTTTTTTATAGACTGTATTATTTCTGTTATGCGCTTAAAACCTAATTCTGATGGGTCTTGCTCTGGTAATTCTACAAAGTGAACATCTATTCCTCTACTATTAAAATATTCAGCCATTTGAATTGCGTTTTTCATTGCATCTTTATCCAAGGCAATATTCACCCTTTTAACATTATTTTCTAGAATTTTAATCTTTAAGTTATCTAATATTAGTTTACCAAATAAAGGAATGCAATTTCTCTTTACAGCAATTGCGTCAAATGCTCCTTCAACAATTGTAATTGGCTCATTCCAATTTATAAACAGTTCGAATCCTACAATATCTTTTGAGACAGTAGGATTAAGATGCTTAAAGTTTACATCATAATAACTTCTGCCTGTAAAAAAATTTAATACACCATCTTTATCATAACTAGGTATAATAATCATTCCACCATATTTTCCAGATTCACAAAAACCAATATTATGTTTTAGTATATCTTGACTAGTCAATCCTCTTTTTCTTAGATAAGACAGCGCATTTCTTGCCTCTGGATTAGATGAACTAGAATTAGATAAAGGATTAAATTCTCTTGGTAAAGATAATAATTCATATTTTTTAGAATCAGTTTTAGTGTGTGTTTTATTTCCAGTTATTTTAGATAAAGTATCAAAAAATCTTTTTTCTACTTTTAATTTGGTAAACAATCTAAATATTCTATGTCCACCTATTCCACATACCCAGCAATGCCACTTCTCAGTTATTAAATTTACATTTAATTTCTTTTTATGGTGTTTACAAAAAGGACAATGAAATGTTATCTCATTACTTTGCTGATTATGATTTCCTTTTAGCAGAACAGACTCTAATAATTGAACTAATCTTAACTTATTCATTAGTATAATATAATAAAAATAATTGATACTGTAAAATTATTTTGCTAGTTTTTCACTTAACCAATCTAATGGGATTTCTTTATTTGCCCACAATATTTCATGTTTTTCACAGAAATCTGCATAAGTTGTTTTAGAACCTTTTCTTATTTTTCCATTTGGATTTTGAAATACTATTCTAATATCTAATTCTGGGTGTTGTTTTTTTATTAGTAGGTGTTTTTTACGGTCTTCTAATACCCATCTACCCTTTGTTTCAATGAGTATACCGTTTGGTAGTGTAAAGTCTACTGTATATTTATGGTGTGTTTCAGGCTTTACATAATCTATAACTGTTTTTTCGTATTCGAACTTCGTCTTTGATTCTTTTAACTGATCCGCAACCTTGTGTTCAAAACCTGACCTGTATCCATGCTTTATAGCATTGGATCTGGCCTTACTTATTCTTCTTGCCATTTAATTCTCCTATTAAGTGTCATATCTTACTACAATTGTAGTATCGTATGCATCTTCTTTTTTTAGAGCCCTAGACAATTTTCCTACAACTAATAATTGTCCAGCATCATTATATAACCCAACAGTAGAAATATATGGGCTCCATGGTGTATCAGTTACAAATGAAGCTATCTTACTTTCCCTGTTTCCTTCCTTTGATTTTTCTAATATACTTGAATTCATAGTGAAGTTATATTCTCCCCTTTTTATATTCAAAGTATATTCGTGTTCTTGTATTTCGTATGTATTTTTGAATGATAATGTACATTCACTTAATAACCCAGAGTATTTTCCTCTAACTAATTCTCCTTCTGAATCTTGACTTTGAGAAGGATGTGTTACTACGATAAGGCCATGCTCATAAAATACATTACCAATAAATGGTGTACCGTTTGGACAATTATATAATAATTTTCTTTGGTCTGCATTTAGTGCTTTATCATATAACCTTATTTCATCAAGTGCTCCAGATATAGGTCTCATATATTCACGTACCATTTCTCTAGCTGGTTGACCATTTCTATTTATGAATATATCTCCAGCATCGTTTTTCTTAAATTTACCCGATGCAGTCATTCTAGTTGCTACCCCAAAATATAAATCGTCATTGTTTTTACATTGCCCTTCATCACTAGCCGTTAGCCTACATTCAAGATTATTATTTACATATAATTCTAACATAGAACCCGACTTTTGGTATAAAACATGATTCCAACTTTCAGTTACCATTGTAGATGATGATACTTGGAATAAGTTAATACCATCACTTCTACGAGCGAGTATTTGACCAGGTTGACCAAATCTTCCGTTTAGACTTTGCACTGCACTGAAGGTCATAGCAGTATTTACTCCTCCTTGGCTATCAAAACCATTTACTGCACTTTGGAAAAATGGGCCCACTATACTTGCACTTCTAAATTGTGGTACATTACCATGCGTTGATGGCGTTACTTCATATTCAACACCAGTTCCTTTATTTGTATATAGGTCCCAAAATCTATAAACTTGATTACCATCGTATGGAAAGTTTTTAGCAGTTAGAGCTCCTGTAAAGGCAGGGTGAGATGTAATAGCTTGGAAAGACTTTGAAGCGATTGCAAAAGAATCATGACTACCAGACGAATAATTTGTTGGAGCACCTAAATCAATTACAGTTGTACTATGTGTCGTTATTCCATCAACACTCGAACTATGTAGTATTGGTGGAGCAGTTGAACCAGTCGACCAGTAAAAAACATGCCTTTCATAACTACCTGTTTCTGCGTGGTTTGTTGTTGTTGGACCACCATAGTTCTGGCCTCTAGTTGTTAAGACCAAATATGAACCAGTATACATCATTGCAGGAGTATATGGTCCATCGCCACCAGCAAAATCTGTAGATCCACCATTATTAAACGTATTATTTCCAGCAATACTACCATTTACACCATGCTTGGTTCCACCTATAACATTACCTGCTCTACCAGCAATCGACTGAGAAAATATTAAAGCTGCACCATAGTTTGATAAAGATTGAGACTCTTTAGCACTTGCACTTATAAGTAATGGAAACGGATTTCCAGATGCCGTATATCCAAATAATATTCCTTGATTTATCCTAGCACTAGCCTGGCTAGCCATTAGTGTTGCTGAAGAAGTTATTGCACCATGAAAACTAATTGTTGGGTATGTTGCTTGTGTTGTAAAATCTCCAGATTGTGTTGTACAGTAAAAATCTACCCTTGTTCCTAATGCATCTTGTAGTCTTATAAATACAGATTCTGAAGGTGATGTTGTTGGGTCTGATGCAGAATGGGTTGCTTTATTAAATATTCTCAGCATACCATGTGCGTTTCTTTGGCTATTTCTATGTGTTAGTTTCCACCTCTCTTTTAACCCAGTTCTTTGGTTGTAAACTGCAACATCAAAGGGAAATCTACTTCTCCATCTCTTATTTGCTTCATAGTCATAATGGTCTCCTTGACCAGAAGTCATTATGTAATTATGGTATCCTGTTGTATCTGATTGAGATGTTGGAAGATTACACCAAAAACTTAATGCAAAATCTTCATCTCTTCTAAAATCTATGTTTTGATGTTTTTTAGCTCTAAAATAACTCCACCTAGTATTATCATATATGTTAGCACCTCTTTTTCCTGCCAACATTAGTCCTGTTCCGTGGTGACTTTTACTTCCAGTATTAAAAAATAGTGTGTGACCTCTTGTGTCTGTAGCATATCTTGATTTATCTTCAAGTATTACTGGAAACGCTGGGCAATGAGCACCAACATGTTTTTGATGGTATTTATAATGTTCATTAAAGCCTACACTTAATACCAAACTACCAGTCATAGATTGATATATTGACAATGGATTATCTAATCCACCAGCTTCTAGGTCATATAGGTTTCCATTTCCATCATCTCTTATTTCCATTAAATTTATACTTCCAGTTGCATCTACAGAACCAGATACAATTCTTACAGAAGTTTGATGGCTATCAGATGCATGTATCTTATCTCCAAACATTCTTTGAGGAATAGACATTACCTGGGCAGAACCATTTAATTCTCTATACTCATTAAAGTTTGGCTCAGCACAAAATGTATTTGATAAATCTCTAACTGAATTGTAATACATGTGTTGAAGAGAATCATGAACAGACCTTTTTGCAAAATTGTTAGTAGTCTCTATTTCACTTCCAGAAGTAAATTCATTACCAATTATTATGTGTTGATATTTGGTTGGGGAGATGTGTGCATCCTTTAAGAATGAGTGGGCATGTTTTGATTCATAGACATATATGTCAGCAGCCTCTAACCCGTTAAATGAGCCAGAGAAATCCTTAATAAGTAGCGTATACTTTTTATGAGCAGTATACGGGGATATTGCTACATCGTCTTTAGGAATTTTCTTAAATATTGACATATCATGACTAACCTATCCTAATACTCAAGTTTAACCCTTATTAGTGCTTCTCTGTTATAAGATTTTAATAATGGTTTACTCATTTTTGCAACTGCTAAAAGTTCATTATTGTCGTTATATAATCCAACAGTAGTTATATAAACCTTAGGGTCCTTGAAAAATGATGGATGAGTAAATGTTCCTTGCGAACCAGAAGTAAAAGAAGGATTATTACTAAAGTTATAATCTTGGTTTCTTACTCTAACAAAATAATGGGTTGCGTGAACTGTTTCTTTATTTCTTGCTGCAAAATATGCTGAACCACTAATAGAGTGGAAAAATGCTGTTGTGTTTGCATTTGAAACTGTTACTGGAGTAGCACAATATGCATGTGAACCGGAATTTATATATAGTCCAATTGCACCGTCTATTCCTTCTGAATCTAGAATAAATACACCATTATCAGGATAAAATAATCCATATTCTACAGGTGTACCAGATGTTTGAGCTGGACCATTTGCTATTGTACCACTTACAATTTTATAAACAGTTCCTGCTTCAGCAACTGTACCATCTGAAACAGTTGAATCATCAATAAGTTTTATTACTGAATTAGATGGAATCAATTGACTAGCATATGGAGTTTGAGGAGCACCAGAATGATGACCACCCCAACCACCAAGATGTAATTCCCAGTTTCCTGGATCAAGTCTTTCCTTTAGTCTAGACCTTTGCACGTTAATAAAGTGAAACATAGTTAGGTTATTTGGTAATGAACCAGACCTATTTGTCAATGTAAATTGTTCATCTCCTGGAGATAAAAGTAAATTTGCGTATTGAGAATGTATTGCTCTTGTTGGAGTAAATCCTTCAGTTGCGTATTGTGGTACCTGAGAGCCTGAACCCTTAAAGTGGCCATATCCAAGAGAAAATTGAACTTCTCTATCTGGATTTGACAAAGCAGTTTCTCTATATACATCTAAATAATATTCACCAGAACTTGCACTTTGAACAGTAGATAAATGATATTCTCCACTAGTTAATACACCGTCCTGATTAGAAAATAATGCAGATGTTACTGTATCAGTGTCACCACTATCAACAATATCTTGTCCGCCAAATCTTTTATAGATTGGCTGCATTACGGGCTGAGTAGGCCTTCTTCTTACTTGTCTTATTCTAGGTAAGTCTCTTGTTCTACCAACCCTTTCTACCTGGTTTCTTCTTGGTGAACGATTAAATTTATCTGCGTATCTAGCCATTGGTTATTCTCCTATATTAGTACATTGCCTCTTCTAAGATATTACTACTTAGATTTTCTTTATTAACTGTAACAGTGACAGTAACGACTCCACCAGTTTCATTTCCGATAATAGTTATTGTAGCCGTTTTTGTTTCAATTGGTTGAGGCTTTGCAACTACTTGGAACCTTCTTCCAACTATTGAAATAGACTTAGTTGAATCACCAGCAAAGTCAGCCACAGTAGGATTATATCTTGAATCTATTCCTCCACCTGGAGCAACGTTAAGATAACAAACATCTGAATCAGATAATATAGCAGTATATCCGTATGTTGCATTTCCATTGGCAAAATTAGTTGTTGTAGGAGATATTTGGGCATTTTGTCCTGCACTAGTTAAAGTAAGTGCTGTTGGAACAGCAGTAACTGTTGGCATTCTTGCAATATTTTTTGGTAACGTTACTAGCTTGTACTTACAAACTTGAGTTTCGTCCGGTACAGCTTCAACTAATGGTAATGCTTCAATAGCTTGTCCATAGTAATTACTACCTAAAGAGTGATTAACATCCCATAAGTTATAATCTATTTCATCATCTGCTAATGCAAACTGAGTAATTTCAAAAAATTCAGAACCTTTAGCTAAAAGTTCTCTACCCTTTTTTGTTAAGATTGCGTCTACCGTAATTGTTGTTTTGTCTAAATATCCCATATTATTGCTCCTATAATTTATTTCATATATAAATATATCTTTAAGATGATTTTATTAACTTCCTCGGTTAAAGTTTCTACCTCTTGGTGCTGGTGTTGCTCCTCTTAAATTTTGCCCAGGGGGTTGTTGAAATGTTCTACCAACCGGTGCTTGTTGTTGTCTTATTGCTAATTGCTGTCCTATACCTTCACCAGCAGTTAATAATTTTCCGTCTGCATTTTCATCAGCTGCCACGTATTTGAATGGACTTACATCATAATATTCTACAACAGGTCCACCATCAACTGTTTGTGCTGATTCCATATTAAAGTCTGAACCAACTAATTTACAGCCATGCCAGTAAAGATTTTGTAAAGCTGTTTGTTTGAAATCTTGGTATTCAGCTGATTCACTTAAACTATGACTTGGCATAGAACCAGAAGGAATACTCGATCCTTTATAATTTATGTGACCAGTTCCTCCTAAAACAGTAGGATTACCCCAGTTTTGTATGTGTCTTCTTGGAATAGCTTTACCCAATGATTGACTAAATTCAGATGCAAAATAATATAGTTGCCTATATCTCTCAAAAGATTTTCTTGATTGACTTATAAAGGGTACATATTGTTCTGAAGTATGTTTTCTATTTAATCCATATCTAACATATCCATCAGTTACGTCTGGAGCTGAAGAAGCTGTAAAATTATCATAATTGTATCCATGAGGACCGTGTATTCCTGGATGAGGTGGAGTATGAATAGTCATTCCCCATGCATCTCTACGATAGTATGCATTCCAAACTCTAGCACCAAAAGGGTCTACTCCGGTACCTGTCTTTTTTGGAAATTCTACTGTTGTATGGATATATCTACTTCCATATTCTTTTACAAAATAACCATACTTATCATCCCATTGAATACCGCCCTCAAATTCTCCAACTGTTCTATGGTCTAAAGACGCTAATATCTGTTTATTAGATTGAGGCTCATCTGGTATTGTTTTAGTTAATTGATGTTGTGAATGAGATGGAGTAAACATAAAGCCACCTTCTCTTCTTCCTAATCTATTAGAACCGTTTCTATGAATATTAGAACCACCCTTTAATCCAGTGTATATAAATGGTCCTCCTTCACCAGCACTATAACCAGATAATGATGCAGATTCATATGGAGCAATATAAGCATCCAATATAGTCATATCATTAGCTGGCTTTTCGTCTACATTAACTTTATATCCAACCTTACTTGCACTAGGATATTTTAATATTCTAGGCCTTTCTAATAGGTGAGGTTTAACTAATAAACCTACTTGTCCTTTTGCTCTTGCAGGTATTAGTTGTCTAACAGTTCTAAATAATGATGCATCAAAGTATCTTAATATTCTTAGGAACTCGAAGAAATTCGGGTTTCCAAGGTGTTTTTTCCAATAGTGGTTATTAAGCCTTATCAATTCTGTATATTTTTTATTGTATGTATCTCTAGGGTCTCCAACAAAATTATCAAAGTCAAAAGGACCTAATTCTGAAGCTATATCTAAATCTATTTCATCTGTTGGAGAGAAAAATACACCAAGTTTATTTGAGTCTAATGGATTTCTATCAAATGAACTTATTTCTCTTTTCTGTATTGGATGTAGGTCTCCTCTTAATTTATTATCTTCTATTCTAATTTTTTCAGAGTAATAAGTTGGACCAATAGACCTAGGCATTAGGGTATAATATCTCTCTTCCTCTTCGCTATACCCCTTATTTCTTCTTGCAGTATTTGTTAAATCATCCTGAGATAAATGTTCGAACCCATTTAGATAACCTTTAGTAGGCAAAAACGGTGTACCACTGGATGTTTGGAATCTAGACCTACCGTATGGATGGCTAGAAGACATTAGTAAACTATGTGAAACTGGGTATCTTAATAAATCTGCACCCATTGACCATCTAACTAGTAATTCATCATAAGAACCAGTTATATTATTTGCAGTTATAGATGTTGGTGATTGAACATGATACGTAAATGAAGATTCAGATAGTGGTGTTTGCCATAATCTAAATTCTTGTACTGACCCTGAAAAACCTGATATAGGGTTTGGTGCACCATAATGGCTTCCACTTACTGCTAAGAAATCATCTCCTGCATCTGATCCAGTTGCTCCTCCTAAATAGTGCCTTAGTGTTATTGGAAACTTAGAATCTATTATAGGTAATGTTGATGAACCAGAAACAGATTCAAAAGAACCCCATGCCCTGTTATAACTTCTATTAGGTTCTCCTAAAGAACCAGATATATCTAAGCTTGCACTAACGGCCCAATTTATTCTACCAAATCTAGAATAATCAGACATTTTTTTACAGAAAAGATCGTATCTTAAATCCTGTGCTTCATGGTCAAGTAAATTATTAGAAGATGTAAATGCATACCCAGTAATTTTCTTAAATCCTGGTTCTGTTCTTGTAAGCATTACACTCCACCAATCATTATCGTATAATGGCGCCCATTCAGTAGATGCTGTTATATACTTATGGTCTCCTCTATGGCCAAATGAACCAGATCTTAATCCAAATACCATTCTTCCATACACACTACCAGAATCTTTTGCAACATATGAACTAGTGTGTTCCATCCACACAGCAACACTACCACTATACGTATTCCAAAGTACCATGTCATGTTTATTTTCTTTTTTGTCAGGTATATTAAACCTAACTTGCATAGTATTTGGATAACTTATTTTATTATTTGAACCCGTTACAGGTGACCATGAACCTGTTACGTTTGAACTAGGTGTAAGATTTAATGAATAAGAAAATCTATCATGTATGTTTTTTGAGTGTCTTCCAGGTAATTTTTGAGGTCCACCATACTCATGTATTTTTAATATTGTTGAAGGTAAACCGTAAGCGCTTATTACACTTCTAATACTTTCTTCAGTACCCTTTGTCTTTAGTATATGTGGAAGATTATTTAACATTCTCTTCCAAAGCTCTTTTGCTATATCGTCTTTAGAAATAGGGTCTATCCTTTGACTATTTGAAGCAGATGTAGGTCTATCTCCTTGAACACTAAATACAGACTGTGTGGCTGTTCCAACAGTAATTGTTGGCGTTGCGGTTGCAGATAAATCTTTAGAATCTCTAACCCTTACAAAGGCATTTCCAACACCTAAATTTGATATTGACGGAGTAGATGTTAGATATGAATTATTAGTTGGAGCCCCTACATTATACCATTCATAACTATATGGTGGTGTTCCTCCATTTATTCCTGTTACAGTTACCTTTCCATTTTGTAAAGGAGCAGTTGATGTTTGCTGTACAGATGCTGTAAACTTAAGGGTTTTGTCCCAACTTCCACTAGCAGTTATACCAAGATTATAATCCCATATAGTATCAAAGTCAAAGCTTTGGTATGGTTTCCACCCAAATGATTTTAATACTGGTTCTAATAGTTCTTTTGCAATACCTTTATTTATTTTATGTTCTCTAGAATGAATATCTAAAGCGTGTTTAATATATAGATAGTGTTCATCATAATGGTCAGCAACCATGTTTACAAAATTAACATATTCACTATTTTCTTCTGAAAGAGCTATGTGTCTTGGTATCAATTTTTCTAGATTATTGTCATTAAACATATCATATCTAGATGCAGAATATAATAGTCCAGTATTATAGTAATCTCCAGTAGGATTATCAATTTGACCATACCACTTTAGTACATCTGCAGATTTTACTGGAGCCTGTACATATGGATAAGCCGCATTTAATTTTGGCCATGAGAATGGTATAAATTCACCAAAAGAATTACTAACATATGATTGAGAAGTATTATATAAATGTGATTCAAGCGGAGTAAATGCTCCTATAAGTTCATTCTTTTTATTTTCCCACTTTAATTTATTTGATTTGTAGAATAGGGATCCAGTTGCTCCAGCACCAGAAAGACCTTCTAAGTCTGACGATACTCTATTTATGTTTGCATCATAGTTTTCTATCTGTAGTAATTTGTACTTAAAATTCTCTAACTTGGTTACCATTGAACCAAAGTGACATACATTCTTAAAACCATCATAAACGTCATCACCAATATGTTGAGGTATATCAAAATCAATATTTATTTTTACATCACCATAACTACTACTGTATAGTTTTCTAAGTAATATTTGTTGAGTTTTAGTATCACTACCCTCTAATAAGTCTGCTTCACTTTTCCATCCTGTTGGGGTTGGTTTATCTTGTGTATAGGCTAGAGAAAAATCTGGAGGAGCTAATTCATTTGAAAAATATGTTTTAGCATTTATAGTTAACTTAATATCTTCTACAACTGATTCACATACTTGTTGTACAATCCAACATTCATCTCCATCTTCCAAAGTATCTGGAAGAGGTTCATATAACTTAAAGATTATTGAGTGTGGTTCACGTGGATAGGCCTCATAGTCCATAGCAAAATTAACTGCTAAAGCTAATACGTCTTGGCCAAAGTTTAAGTGTATATCCGGCCACCAATCATGTCCAGATAAAATTGAACCTTCCATTCTTTCACCAAATGACATGAAGTCCCGTCTTAATTCTGCATTAATTGACCTAGGCCTTAATCTTATCTCTTTTCTATCACCGGATATTTCATCAATATATAGGGTTTCATCTGGACTACCAACAAGTTTTCTCATGAAATTATACTTGACACCAAAGGTACCAGTATTATAACCCATTCTCCTAATATCACCATGAATATCTATTAACGTAGAAGGAGCCCTATTTTTTGTTGCCTTTTCGCCTATCTTAAAGTCTACACCGTAATTACTCTCTAATACGTTTTCGCCGCTATATATGTGAAGTTCTAGGCAGTCCTTAAATCTAGGGTCACCAAAATTAGTAAATATTGGTTTTGACCTAAGTAATTTTAAGTCTTTTTCTTCGTATGAAGGTAATCTTTCTTCTGCCATTATTATCTATTCCTAAGTTCTATCTATTCCAGAAAAGTCTTGAGGTAATCCTCTAGCTGCTCTATGTTCAAAGTATTCAGAATCACTTGCAAAAGTATATGAAATTCCTCCTGGCGCTGAGAATGATATTCTAGAAGATCCAGCTGGTTGTGAATATTTTCCACCAACAGTTCTAGTAACAGCGTCTGCTGCTGAAAGTTCACCGTCTATTCTCTGAACAGGATTTTCCTCATCTCCTTGAGCTGACTGTATAGATTGTACAGCTGAACCAGGGGTTGTATCTTCTACCCAAGAACCGTTTATATAATTTAATAAAACCCATCTACCTTGACTAGGTAAGAAATCAAAGTAAGGATCGAATCTAGAAACATTTGCGTCATGTCTTTCATCTCTTATAAAGTTTCCTGTTGGTACGTATACAACAGTTGCATCTGTACCGTCAGCGTCTCCTCCAATTGTTTGTGGTTCTAATTCTTTTAATAATCCACCAAGTACATTTATAAAATATGACTTTGAAGTCCTCGTACCTTTTTCATTACTTACTTCAAGATGGTATCTACCTCGATGTTGCAATTGCGCGTTTTGTATTCTTAAAACAGGCCCAGTTGAAACTACCTGATCTCTAGCTTTTCCAATACCATCAGCATTAAATTTCCAAGTAAATGTTAAACCACCCCTAATCCTAGTGTTATTTTCGTTTCTATAATTAAATGCTCTAGACATCAATACTATTGTCTCATTTGCTGCTATTTGTAAAGATGGTTCACCTATTTCAGGCAATACTTGTATTCTATATCCATCACTGTATTGTCCATCTAATGTTCCAAATCCAGGATAGCACTGAACAGTTTCTATTATTGGTGCTTCTTTAGGACCAAGTATTGCCTTAGAAACCTGTCTTAATTGATTTATTGCTGTATCTACTACCTCTATATATTTTCTAGATTCAAAGACATGTTTTACATTTGGTACAACATATGGTTCTGGGCCAGCAGCAACTGTTTCTGGACTAGACATTATTACACCAAACCTATTTCTATTTGCTTTAGTTGTTTGACTAACACTACCATCAGATAGGTTTTGAGACAGTCCACCAAAACTACTATACATGCTATCACGAGTTTCATATGTAGCCTCATTTTCTCCTGTTTGATTAAAATCAGATTCAATCTGAACAGCGCCATCATAAGGTGTTACCATATCTTTTGTAGATATAAAGCTTACATCATTGGTTTCAGAAGGTTTTCTAGATATTTTTGCTGGAGAGTCTCCTGTATAATATGGAGATTCTCCTCCAGAAGAATATTTACCCATTGTTTTTATCTTGGGCTTAGTCATATTTTTACTGTAAGTTAGCTTAGAAGCCTTTGTAGTTTTCTTCATTCCATAAGCCATAATTTTATCTCACAACCTTAAATGTATAATCTGAATTATAGTATCTTTGTATTGTTGGTGATTCTAATGAACCACTTATTACCTTAAATACAAAGCCATACCTTCTTTCTGCATAAAACTGTTTCATCCATAAATCAAAATAATTTCCTTGACTATCACAACTTATCACAGTGCTAGAAGTATTAAATGGTATTACTATTTCGTCAGTTGTCATGTCTTTTACAGCGTAATAAGAAGTACTAGGCATATACTTTACTGCTAATTCTGCTGAAACAGTATCATATGTTTTTGTAGGATATTTTTCTCTACCAACAATTCTAAATCTTTCTCTACTATCCTTATTATAGTTTTTTCTTTTATTTTTAACATAGACTATATTATCTTTAGCTATATCTAATGGAGATAAACCTCCAGTATTAAATGAAGAATCTGGCCAAGTAACTGCTAGTTTTGGTTGGTAAACAGTATGTGTTTCTGTTGAAAAGTATTGTAAGTGTCCATATGGTCTTCCATTTTTTTCTTCATTTGTTTCTATGTCTGATGGATGAGATTGGTGGGCATTTTTTCTAAATACAATAAAGCCTTCGTTTGGATTTGTACCATTTAACCAATCTTCAACAATAGGTGTAACGTTTATTTTTACATCTGTTTGTTCATAGTCAAAATCTTGGGCGCAAGTATACACAATGTTGTTTACTGAACCGGTAAACCATGTACCTCCACCACCAATCGTGGCAAATGACCCAGTAGTATTACCAGGAGAATATGATTCAGTTGCCCATGTATTACCAAAATATTCTTTACCATCTCTGTACTTCCAACTTACACCTTCTTCTTCAAAAACTAATGCACCACTATTTGATAATTTTTTAGTTTGTGTTCTACCCTTACCCATTTCCCATGATTGAGATACTGGATATGCTTCTAATCCATATTTATAAGCTAATCCTTTTGCTTGCACAGTGTATAAACAAAGAGAATATGTTGCGTTTGTTATTGAACCATTTACAACTGATCGTGATATTTCACCTAAAGGAAACTTAATTAGTATTCTAGAGTTAAGTATATCAGCAGTACTAGATGCTGAAACAACCTTTTGTATCTCTAAAATCTCATCAATTCCAGAGTTAAGGCTTTCTGACCTTTCATATATTGTTGCATCTTTTTTTGCCGTTATAGAGTAATACATTTTTATCTCCTAGTATGTTACGGTTTTACCACGAATATCTATTGCTGGATACTTTATCTCAAATATTGCTGGATCTTGAGAAGGATAAACAATTTTATTTTTAGTTGCTTCTTGTATATTATAAAAATTACCAGAATAACCAGATGCAGCATCATGCTTACAATATACGTTTATATCTTGAACAGTTTGTACGCCTTCTATTCTATCTAACTCAGTTGCAATATTTGCTAAAAATATAGGCTCATTAAATTGCCATCTGGTAATATTAAATATTTCATTTATTTTACGATTACACCTCAATAATACGGTATTGTTGTTGTGGCCAGGTAAGGTTATTATAGAATAATCAATACCTAAGTTTATAATAAACCCATCCTTTATATTTATTGCATCTGTTAATATTCTAAACTTACTTAGATAATTTCTAACATTTTCCTTTGTTGTTGGATTAGAAGGGGTCAATTGACCAAATCTATTATACGATAAGACATACAAGTTTAATGCCAACGGATTTTTTTGCTCAACACCAGTTTCAGCATTTGTCTGTTCATCTGGTATAATAAAAGCCTTTGCAATGTTTCCAAACCTAGATGGCATAGAATATACTCTAGATACAAAATCTTCTCTAGTTACAGTTCTATTTTGAGCAGCATAAAAGCCCATTGCATTTTGTCTTATTTCATCAACAGTTTCTGAACCTTTACCTCCAGTTGCAGGCACTGGATTATTAACGGCCAGTGATTTTTTTGTAAATTGAACTGTTGCACCATTTAATCCATCCTGATCCAGGGTAAACGCTACAGCAGAAATTTCTCTAATTGTTCCAGCTCTAACATTGTCCTTTAATCCTCCACCGACAACATACTTAAACTCCAAAGTAGTATTATTGGGGGCTTGTCCATATGCTCGCGTAAACATAGCGTTAGATGGATCCCAAGCATTATCCATAGCAGAAACATTTCCATAAGGCAAATGCATTCCCATATTATTAGGGTTTGGAATTATTATTTCATCAGCAACATTAGAACTACCAGCACCAAAACAAATTTTTGTCCTTAGGTCAGGTAATACTTTAGTCTGAAATCTCCTTCCAGTTTTTCTTATCTTTAATAGATAAGGAGTTTCTTCTTTGAATTCAGCAAAAAATGGGTCTATTGTTTTAGTGTTTCGAACCTCTTCATAAACAAAATTTTGAGATAAATAGTCTACCTCATACCATCTATTGCCGTCTGGGTCTCTACAATCTACAATTTCAGTTATATCTTTTTCTTCAAAAACTATTTCATCATATTTTTTAGGTTCTTGGAAAGTAAATTTTTTATATCTTATTCTTCCAGAACGGGCCTTTACATTTTTTTTAAGTAGATATGTTTCAGGATTACCATTTGCATCTATCTTATATACTGAAACATCTGTTGGGTCAAGAGAACTAGAAGTTCTAAAATCTACTGGAGCTAATGTGTAAAACTGATTTGACCCAGGATCTGAGCTATCAGCCTTTAATCCTTCTTTTACAACTGGAGCATATCTCCAGTCTGGAGCAGCTGTTATTCCTGTTCCAGCAGCTGGTATCAAAATAAATAAATCTAAATCAACTGATGAAGGAGCAGTTGCTATTGTCTTATATCCAAAACTTTCAGCTATATCTGAAACATTAGATCGTTCTTGTGCATGTAATAGTAAACTTTCTCTTAACTGATTATCTATGTAAAATGAAAGAACATCTCCAACATAGGCAGACATTTCAATAAACATTTGGCCTGGAGATGATTCATTAAAATCATTACTAATATCTGGGAAGTAGGTTTTTGCATAAGAGTTTAGTTTATCTTTGAAGCCCTTAAAATCTTTATTTAAGTAGTTTAATTTTTGTGTTTGTAATTGTTGTCCCATGTTATAAATCCCTTATGTTTATCACAACTTCTTCTTCGTCTATAGTGTTATTTACTAATCCAATTGTTAAGGAAACAAATATTCCATGAAATCTATCAACTAAATTTCCTTCTCCAGTTTCTGGTATTTTAACATCCAATTTTTTTATTACTATATATGGAAGCCAAACCTCTACAGCTTCTCTTATCTCTGTTCCAACTGCATCTCTTAAGACCTGGTAATTTGGTTCAAATAAATAATCCTGTAGATTTGTACCAAATTGAGGGTGGTTTACCCTTTCACCTTTTCTAGTTAGTAATAAATTTTTTAGATTTGTAATTGCAGCGTCTATTGATAAAAATGTTAAGTCAAATAAAGAACCCTCACGTGTATTAAATGGCAAAGATATACCTAAAGCTACATCTTCTCCATCAATTGCTGGAGTACTAAAAATTTCTCTATCTGGACCGTACTTTGGCATTTACTATTTTCCTCTTTTCTTATCTATAGCCTTCATTAGTTCAGAATAATCTCTTGTTAGGGCATTTCCTACTTCTTCTGGTACTTCAACATGTTTTTTATCATCTGGTAACATTTGTTGTACTGACGGCTTTCCACCAAACATTTGATCAGGTGTTTCCATTCCCATCATAGCTGCAAGGCCAGGTTTTCCGCCTCTTGCATCATTTGCACCAAGAGTCTTGTTTCCCATTGTTGGCCAGGAATCTTGATTAGCTGTTTCGTTTAATACATCATTTAATACTGGGTTTTTAGTATAACTTTGTTTTGTACCATTAAATAATTTGTCAGCATGAGACATCATACTTGAAAACTCCTCATTAGTAGAATTCTTTTTACCAAATTCTTCTTTTAGTACAGCTTTTACTTCTGCCCTTACTGCTTCTCTTATTATTTTTATTAAATCACCTTTTTTCATTTTAATCTCCTAGTTATTAAAGATTATATTACACTATATAAATATAGCGCTATAACATTATTTATTACATCCAGGTGGTAGTTGCACCTGTTGCTGTTTGTACAGCAGTTCCACTCATAAACCATGGAAGAGTTACTGCCGCTAAAGCTGGTCCAAGTAATCCTATTGTCCCTGTACCATCTAAATCTACTTGTGCAAAACCTTGATAACCCATTGGAGGTATTGCTGCAAATAAAGGAAGCATTCCTGGCGCCATTTGAGCCGCAAAAACACTAACTCCACTGTTCATTAAGTTTTTACCATTATTATCATTTTGATATGCTGCTAAAAATAGTCCTTGCATTTGTGCCTTTCCAACCTCTGCTGTTAGAGTTGGTGGAGAAGGTTTTCCGAATCCAGCATAAAATGCATCTGCCCATCCGCTAGCAAAAGATATTGCATCCCCTGGAGGATTATTTTCTAATTGTGTTACCGACGATATAAATGCACCTGCGTTAAATGCCATATTTTATAGTGTATAATTTTGTGCACTAAGCACGTTTTTAGCTGTTGATTTTGCTGTTGAAAAACCTGATGGGTCTATCAATCCAGTTGTTGGTCCTTGACCGTGAGTATGATTATGTGTCATAATTGCTTGAGATATATCTTCCATCCATTTAACCAGTGTATCTCCAAGTACCATCTTTTCAGTTGCATCTAGGCCTAAATAAATTGCAGGACTATTTATAATTGTATCTTGACCTGTATCTACATTAAACGTACCGTTTGTTGATATACCAACAGACTTATCTGAAAACATAAAAACTGAATCTGTTCTAGCATTAAATAATATTCTATCAGAACTTATCAGTACCTGTTTTCCTGCGTATTCAGCTGGTGCCTCTGGTTTATATGCCATAATTTAACTCCTCTTCTTTATATAAATATAGTTTTATTAGTAATTTTTGCAAATTAACTAGCTTAGAAATCATAACGATCAAAATGGTTTTCTTCAAGTTCATCAATCTTTGCCTGTATCAACCTAATATAATTTTCGTTTGTAGGAGATATTTGAGGGTTTTGAGCTTGAGGAGAAACATCATTACCATCTAAGAAGTTTACACCTGTACCTTCCTCCCAATACTCATCAATATTTTCTATAGCCTCTTTAACATAGTCGGCCGATGGATCGTATCCTGGAGGGGCAACCATTTTATAACCTTCATCTTTTCGCAATACGAAATAATAATCAGCAGGCTCAGAATATATTGTCGACCTTATCTGACTTTTTGTATACGATTTTTCCTCTATTATGAATCCTTTGTATCCAGTTGGATTTTCCGTTTGTTCTGGATCAGGTTGAGGGGTTGGATTAGGTCTAGTTGCTTGTGTCCCAGCATTTACCCTTTTTCTATAGTCTTCTGGATCTGCTGGATAGAAATTAGTTTTAGCGTTCCTGTCTCTGTCATATCCACCAATAAATGTTACGTTTTCATATTCATCTGCTATTTGTTGTAGCATGTCGTTGAAGTTTAATCCATTCCTACTATTTCTGTTATCACCAATACCACACAGTTTAACAGTACAATTTAGGTTTTTTAAGTCGTCTAATTGCATTTTAATAAATTTAATGTCATTAGATGTAGCGCCATTATTTCCTGCTCCTCCACCACCTCTCAACGTAAAGGCGTTAATCATTTGTTCTATGGTTTGAGATACATTTAGTTGAGATTTTGGTACTACTAATTCCCTATAAAAACGCTTATCTTTAGGTCCTGGCGGAGTTCCTTCATATGGCTTAAACATTCTCTGTCCATCAGCAAATGTTCTGTTCCAGTCATGAAAAGTATACTTTCCTACAGTGTTTTGCTGTTCGTTACCTCTTGCTATTTGAGCATCAACTCGATTAAGATAGCTTCCTTCTCTAGCTCCAAGACCCAGTATCATATCACCCACCCATTCTCTACCGTGTTTTGAAACAGAATATACCCCTTCTCTTGCTGTTGTTTCATAAACATCGTACGATATTATTTTATTATTGGCTCTTGGGTTAAGGTTTGCCGTCAAGTGAACAACACCAGGCTTAAAATCAACTGTGTGAGCTATTAAACCACTGCTAAGAACAACATTTTTGTCTCTAAGCTGGTCTTCTGGATAGTCTCTTATAAATGCAGCAACTGAAGCAGGAGAGGCTAGATATTTACTAGTACCAAATGGTCCATCAGGGTGGTCTGTTATTTTTCCTGTTCCAGGCCTATTTGCTAACTTGTGTGCAATTGCGTCTCCAAATATATAATCCTTAATTTCACTACCATCATCATTAGTTTCTGGACACACCTTGCAGTCTCCTTTCTCGTCTCTTTCAGGTATAGTTCCATCAGGGCACTTTTCACAAGGTGTTTTTTCTTCTTCTACTATTTCATCCTGATTATCATTTGTATTTACCTGTTCTCTATCATCAACGTTTGGTTCATTATCGCCGCCTAGTTCCTGTTCTTTAATCACCTCTTCATAATTTAATTCTGACTTGTTTTGTTTTTTAGCTGTTGGGGTATGGTCATATGAGTCCCACCTTATATTATCTCCGTCTTTTGATATAATTTCTATAGGTATTATTTGGGTACAAGCAAGTACAACAATACCACCATCATTGTTAACATCCTCTATCTTGTAGTCTCCACCAGGAGTTGGGTCGTGGTCATCACTTATTATTGTTATTGGGTCTCCATTTTCTCCAGTATTAGACCACCAATTCTTATATTCTGCATTTTTGACAGTACTACCCATTCTAATACTGTGGCCACATCTACCCTCAAGTATTATATCTCCCTCGTATGGAAAAAGTCTCTGTACCTCTTTTTCTTCAAATATAAAACCTAATTCAACTGGTGGATCAGGTTGAGGCCTGTTTTCTGAGCCTGGGTTTGATGTATACTGTCCTGAAGGATTACAGTCTTCTTCTTCAGATGTACCATCTCCAATCCTATTAAATTTATAACTAGCTCCTGGTAATTGATTGTGATTTACATCTTGCCATATGTTTAATGGTGGTAAATAATACATCTCTTCAGACTTATTATCCCTTTGAGCACCACTACCTAGAGCAGAAACTAATTGAACAGTTTCTCCAATAAGGGGTGGTATATATATTCCGGCTCCAAAATATGGATTGTAGTAATTCAAAGTACTTATGTCGCTATTAAATTCTTCTTTAAGTCTTCTAGCTTTTACAGAACCAACAATTACTTTAAGCTCAGGATTATAATCTGGATGTTGGTCATTCAAAACAACATCAACAACCTCTGCAGTAGAAAACCTAGTTAATCCAACCTTTTGTTGTTTTCTTACATCTACATTGTTACGCTTATTACTACGCTTACTTTTATTTCTTGATGTCTTAAACCTTGCCATATATTATTAGTCTATTCTTTCACCGTCTTCATAATTATCAATATCGTCTTGAATACTTTCTTTAATTAGTTCTATATCATTTTTTCCTTGAGAGATTGAACCACGAACCAATCCACTCGACGCCCAACAAACATATTCAAATACAGTTCCCTCTTCATTTTGTTGTGGATGGCCAACTACTAAAGTAGAACCATAGTTATCATTCTTTTCCATTATATCATATCCTAAATATTTTTCTATGAATATAGTTTGTGGAGGAGTACCTGATTGGGCTTGAGCATTATCTTGGGCAGAAGGTATGTCACCTATAGGTAATGAGGATATTGGTTCTGGTCTAGGCTTTGTATCATCTCCAAGAGGAGTATCTCCATAATATAAATTCCAAAGCGTTAACGAGTCTGTTGCAGCTTCACTACGTTTTATTTTTGTTTTTTCCCAATCTTTTGCAGGGTCTCTCAAACTACCCTTATGGTAATATGGTTTCTTTTTTCTACGAAGAAACGATCCAGGTACTTCAAAGTTGGCAACAACCAAAACAGATATATCTTGTTCGTCTGCTAACTTTACAGTTGAACCCTTTTGTTGTGCTGTACCCGCAAATTCTTCTGATACATTTGACTTTCCTCCAGGCGCATATTTTACTGTGTATTCATGTGTTGTCATAGCCTCAAAGGTTGGCTTATATCTAGAACTTTTAGTTATTTCTTCATGCCATAAATATGCACACTGAGCAAGTACACCGACTTGAGGGCCAAGCTTAGGACAATTATATGTAGCAGTTCTCAAGGCTCTATTGTATGCATCTCTATTATTTGGCCTAGGATTAGATTTTCCATAAGGAGGACCACCTCCACCGTCATAAAATCTTAAGTTTCCTATCAGTGATTGTTCAATCCTTGTCCTTCTTTCACCCGTCCACTGTGCTATTCCTACACCTCCAGACCAGTTTGAGTATTCTCCTGGTCCATACTTTTTGCCATTCCATTCTGCATCTTGTTCATATACTCCAACACCAACCCAGTTTGATAGAGCAGGGTCTCCTGAATTTCCTCTAGCATGATTTTTAGAAAATCCTGGCCTTGGTACACCTCCCCACATCTCTAATTCTGCTGCACACTGCTGTGGGTACCCTCCAGTAGTTTTTGCAACACTTCCCATTCCTTCAGAAAGTAAATTACCACATAAACCGGCAGCTCCGTGAGGTGTTGCTCCATTTTCAACAAAATAGTTTACAACTTCTGCATAAAATTCTGCATTAGGGCTATCTGCAATTTTTTGTACCTTTCTGGTTATAAATTCAGTATTTGTCTCTACCTTTTTTTCAACTCTTTCTTCGTCTTTCTTTTCATCCTCTATATCTGATTCAGTTGCATTCTCTTCGTCTTCTACAGTTTTGTCCTCTTCTTCATCTACGTTATCATCAACTGTGTCTTCGTTTCCTCTATAATCTATTGCAGATTGAATAGTATTATCTTTATCAAATTGTACTTCGTATGAATCAAAGTTATCTGATGCAGTTGTTATGGGTATTTTTTGTCCCTCACAAAACATTATTACTGCACAATCCCGGTTTATATCTTCTATGTGGGCATCACTATCTCCTGGTGTTACATGGCCATTACTTATTATAGTTATTGCATCTCCATTTATTCCTGCCCCAGACCAGTAGTTTGGGGTATCAGCATTTAGATTAGTTGCTCCAAATCTTATACTTTGGCCAAATCTACCCTGTAATATAGTATCGCCTTCATATGGAAACAGTGGTTTAATTTCTTTTTCTTCAAATGTAAAACCTAAGGGTGGCTGTTCTGTACCTTCTCCAGTTTGTTTTTCAGGACCAGGATTAGCTGAATATACTCCAGATGGATTACATTCCTCTGCTTCACTTATAATCGATTCTCCCCTAGTAAAGGCTATACCAGGATTTTGATTATGATTTACATCTTGATACACGTTAACAGCTGGTAAATAATATTTTTCCTCTCTAGATTGATTAAACTGGCCGGCCTTACTTATTGCAGAAACAAGAAGTACATTTTCGCCTATCAAAGGGTATCCAGCATATAGATTTGGAAGCATTGGATTATACCAAGATAGGGTTGATGGATCAGTATTAAATCTAGATAATGGTCTAGCCTTTATACACCCAACAATTCTTTGCATTTCAGGATTAAATTCTGGGTGGCTAGGGTGCATGATAATATCTAAAACCTCAGCTGGTTCAGAAACTTTTTGAACCTGCTTTGTTATATTCTTTCCAGCAGTATTTCTATTGAAGCTGGTTTGGTTTTGTGTATTACGTGATCTTCCCATTTATTAACTCATATTATTTTCTGAACCGTATCTATTAGGAGAAGCACTCCTATAATCACCACGTCTAAAATACATATCTTGTCTTGCAGATACTTCTTTGTCGTCGCTATCACAGCCACCATAAACATATCCATCTAGATAGTATTTACTATTAGGGTCAAATTTATCCTTACAAGCAGGATAGTATTGATTTAATTTATTACATCTACCTCTACAAGCAGAAACTTTCTTATAATCACCAGAACAGTATATTTGCATTAGTCTCTCAGCATTATAGTTCGCTTTTTCTGCATTTTCATTTATATAAGCCGGAGCAGAGTTTAGGCAACTCATAAATATTGCGTATTCTCTAGCTGTCTTTGCGCCAAATTTAGGGATTAGTTCATTTACCTTTTTTCCAAACTTCTTCCACACTGCATCTGACTGTACCTCTCTAGAGTATTCATCTAAGTTTACAAAGTCTCTCATACCCTTAAACCACCAATCGTAATTTAGTTCTTTAGTATCTGCATTACATGAAAACTCTACCAAAACATCTCTAGTTACTCTTACAGTTTTACCTGCATTTTTTCCATTGTAAAATAGGCCTGGTGCAGACTTATAGGCTGGTATTTTTACTGACCTTGGCCAAGCTGCCTCTATAGCAGTCTTTCCAGCTAGTCCTCCTGCACTTGGTGGAAATACATATTCGTCCATTGCATCGTATAATGTTTTGATTGAACAACCCGTCCAATGTAATATTCCTACCCATGTTTCTCCTCCACGCTTAGATAACTCTCTATTATATTCTCCTTCCTTAAATCTTGGGTGAGGTACTCCATATTTAGCAAGAAACTTATCATCACCGTCTGTTTTTCCAGGTCTACTGTTTCTAAATCCAGACATCCAACCTAAATCAGTATAATTTTTACCCAATACTACTGGGGCCAGTATTGAAGCTACCTTTTTATTCCATGGGGTAGCTAATCCGCATGTGTGTTCATCTGTATTTCCAGGAGGTGGGATTGGTTCATCTTCTTCTAATACCTTATCTACACATTTACCTTGGTCATCTTTTTCTTGTCCTTCTGGACATGGCTTATCTAAGTCTTGTTTTTTCTCTTCAGATGTAGCATTTCCCGCTGCTTTTGCTTCTTGTTTTGCCTCTTCTGGAGTTGTTGCAACTGGTCCAGGCCTTTCTCCTGGAAAAGCGTCTGGCGTAGGTGTTTGTGCGTAATCTTCTTGCGGTATTTCTTCTAGAGTCTTTGAATCAAAGGTTGTTTCGTAAGAGTCCCAATTGTCAGATGGAGGGTTAAATTTTATTGCATTACCCCCAGCTATCAACAATAATGCTCCATCTTGGTCTACATCCTCTATATGGTTCATTTGTTCCTCAGCTGTCCTATGTCCGTTACTCAATATAAATATACAATCATTTGTGCCTGGCCCAGATGACCATGAATTTGGTGAGGCTCCAGTTTTATTTGTCGAGCCAAACCTAATACTTTGACCATATCTACCCTCAAACATAACATCCCCTTCATAGGGCTGTAATTTTCTTACTTGCATCTTTTGAAATATTCTTCCTAGAGCTGGCTCTAAGTCTACGGGCTGTTGCTCTGTTGTTTCTGAACTATATACTCCTGATGGATTACATTCTTCTGCATCTGACTGAACTACTGTTAACATGTTTGCGTCAAATGTTGCAGCCGGTACTTGATTATTGTTAGGGTCTCCCCAAGCATTAACTGCTGGTAGGTAATATTGTTCTACCCTAGATGTACCATCTCTACTTGCTTGTCCAGAAGCTTCAACTAATAATACTATTTCACCAATAAGGGGTACGCCAGCAAATACATTTGGCCATAATGGGTGATACCATTGGCACTGAGCAATCGGTAAATTAAAGTTAGAGGCTGGTCTTGCCTTTATATCTCCTATTTTTCTATATGGCCATCTTTCTGGGTCATATTCTGGATGTCTAGGGTCTAGAATTACATCAATAACCTCGGCCGATTCCCCTAAAGAGGCCTTTGCAGAATCAAATTGTTTAGCAGGGCCTTTTGGGTTTGGAAAACTAGTTCTATTTCTTGATGTCTTGTTTCTTGCCATTGTTTACAGCGTCATCTTCCCACTCAACTTCTGTTGTCTTTTTAACAGTGTTTAGTAATTGTTTTTTCTCGTCTTCTGTTAGTGAAAAATCTCCACCATCAGCTTCTGTCCTATTCATTGCTCGCTGTATTATTCCAGCCATTTTTATTAAGGCATCATCATTTTTAATACCAACGTCTAAATAGTCCTTTATTAGTGGTACTAATATTGTTGCGTCTGTTATGTTTTTAACTAGTGGCTGTAGTTGAGCTATCAATGAATTTATTTGTTTTTCTTTCTTTTTAGAGTTTGTGTGTATTTCCTTTAACAAATCTGAAAAGCTTTTACCTTCAAATATTTCGTCGTCAAACATATTATATCTCCTTGTTTACTATAAATATCAGTTTGTTATAAAAATAAAAAAGCCCGGAGCGATTAACTCCGAGCTTAATTTAATGACTTATTTTATCAATTACTTCTTGACAAAAAATGATGCCACAATTACTAGTACTACTAGTCCTGCGAATCCACCTTGGCCAAATCCATTTACTAATGAAGTAAGATTTGCAATTACATCCATTCCGTAGATTGAACCACCAGTTAGTACGAACCATAAGATCGTTACTGGTAATACAGCCATTAAGATTGAACCTAATCCACCAAA